TCTTGAACGATGTACACATAAAGTTTCCGCTGAAAGCCATTTTAAAGTCTCCTTATGAGTTCAGCCAGTTCAGGATGACCTGCATCCAATAATTTATTATATACCGTAGTTCTATCACTTCGAATAGCCTCCCGCATATAATATGCCACAACTTTTTCCATATGCTTTTGGAAAGCTCTGGCTTGGTCTCGTATAGCTGGGGGTGCGGATTCTGAGACCGAAATTAATTTATTTACGCACCGCTCTGCGACTTCATCAGGGGTAAACCCCCGATTCTGGGTCGTTTGCACCGTTACAATCGGTGTTTCAGGAAGATTTAAATCAGCCTTAAACATTATGCCTTTTGCCTCATTAACATTCCTTGACGATAAGCGTCAGTAACCTCGAGGGCTTCCCCGAAGTTTTTCAACCTACCGATAGCCTCAGTAAACATTTTTTCATATTGCTGAAGCACATCAGCTTCGCCTTTCATAAAAGTATACGCTTCTAAGAGACTTCCGTAAAGAAGAGCTCTATCTGCATTTATGCTGAGCCATGTTGTTCCACCATCCGCACCAGCAGTGAGGCTGTTTGGTCGGTACATATAATGCAACTCAGCGGTATAGTTATCATTAGGGGTAGGCGCGATAACCAAATTGCTTACATCAAAATAAGCATAGTATTTTGGAACACCTGTTGTAGCAGGGTTAGGGTTTACTTCCTGAATAAAGTTCACATCTTTGTACAATAAAAAGACATGATTGCTAGAACTAATGACAGACAAAGACAACGGCGTTAAAAAATCCGTAGGTACAGCAAGGAATTTATTACCTGATGTCATAGACCCAGTGGCGTTTTTACGGAAAAACTCAAGTTGCACAGATTTGAGGATACGCTCTTCTGCCCCTCGGATAAAATCATCAAGATGGTTAACAAAAGTAGTTTCTTGGTTTTCTGTATAATCCTGAATAGCTGTTTTAAGCTGTGCGTAGGTAAAACTCATGATACTGACACCGTAACTATGCCCACAGAAGTTATCATCTGTAAGGGGGCTGTTTCATTAAACACCGATTCTCCCACTTGCACAACCAGAGGTTCTTTACGGTCTACCCGAGGCTTGTGTATCGCTTGTGGGTCTGTTGGTGTAAAGATAGGGTCTAACTGTGGGTGCTTTGTTTCAAAACACTCAGGGCATACCTTATGGCCGTTCCATTCCTCACGCATTTCAAGATATGGGTATTGAAATCCACACCTATCACAAATAGCCTGAGAATATTTACCGACTGCATATGCCATTATATGAACCCATAATAATCTCGGCGTGGGGTAAGCGTAAGATTTGCGCGATCTACATCTTCGTATGCCGCCCGTTGGAACTCTTCTTCGTACACTGCTTTCAATAACTGCATACGATCAGGGGCTTTTTTCATAGAAATGTAATACGCAAGACCTGCGGCTAAACACGGATAAAACCTAAACGGTACTTCTATCGTATTTGTATAATCATCGGCATCCTGGATACGGGTCAACCTATCATATACAAAAGTATATGATTGATCAGGTGTAGGCCATATGTTCAAAACAGGGGTAATCGAACGATCTATATACCACTGCACAGGCTTTGCTTGAGATAGTTTGCTAGGGATGTTGATAAACTCATCGCGACTCACCCTATTAATGGTAACATCGGATTGGGTAGACTCCCCTGCATTTGTACGAATAACAGCACTTAATACATCAATCGTATCTGCATCAAGATTATAACTGTTTGTCCCCGCAACCAAAGACACGGTGCTTTGCTCAATTGTCCAACGATTTAAACCACGGTTAGCCCAATCAGCAAACAAAAGGTTAAGCGACCTCTTCGCTGTAGTAAGGTCGTATCCTGTGCGGACAGACATACCACAACGCTCAAATGCTTCTTCAATGTAATCACTTACATCTAACTCAAAGTCCGTAGAACCAGAGGTCGCCATACCTTACTCCTTATGAGTGCGGACCTTTTACCATTTTGCCACCGTTTTTCATCTTTTTGCGCTTGCCGCCCATCATGCCGCCCTTTGACTTCATCATGCGCTTGCCGCCCATCATGCCGCCCTTTGACTTCATTGTGCGACCACCTTTTGCGTAACCTTTTTTCTTTTTCATACTCTACTCCTTGTTGGCATAAAGATTGTTAAAGATCTGATTTACATCCATTGTATAGTCTAAATCAGATTTTGAATAGTGAATGTGTTGAGAAGGCTTGAAGTCAGGCGCACCATTGCCTGTTTCAAACCATGCAGGGTGTGTAACTCTAACCCTGTTGTTAGGTAAAGCTACCATATTTCCTGTCCATTCGCCAGCGTCTAAGAGTTCTAAAACATGGCTCTGTTTATGCTGGGCGGGATCATCAGCTACTTCACTATCTGTATAGTCTACCGTAAAATAGTATTTAGCTGGGAAAAAATCGCCACCTATTTTAGCCAACCACGGACAAGGTTGCGCTCTATTAATAGAATAAACAGCGTGTGTTCTTGACATACAATCCCAAGGTTGTGCCTGATGCACATCCATAGGTGAAGGCCACTCATCAAAAGGTGTGTCTCCCACAAGGGCGGTTATAGGCATTCTAGCCCACATAGCCCCACCGTGGACGTTTTCTTCACCGTCATCTGCTTCGTAACCTGTGAAAATAACTTGAAAACTTAAACACCTATTAGGTAGAGTAGTCACGGCTACCGCCATAGCGGATAAAAATTCACCATGATATTGCTCGTGATTACAGGTGTATTCTTTTCTAACCCAACATTTAAAATATGGAATATTGCTTTGTAAAAAACTCATGTTTTCTTTTTAGACGGCTTTTTCTTTTCTGGTTTTTTGCCCTTACCAAAAATATGAGCATCAACCTTTGCCGCCTTACCTCCCGTTAAGACACTGTTTACACGAGCCATCGCCCATTGGTTAGGCGTAGCTCCCGGACGATGTCCTGTTCTGTACGCCGCTAGACCTTTATTGTATACACGCTGGAGCTGGCCAGCCGTTACTTTCTTACCTTTTTTGCGAGCCGCCTCTGCTTTGTTAGCTAGAGCCTTTTTTACGCTTGGATTTAGTGCCATTTTTCTTCCTTTTAGCCGCAGTAATTATATCTGCACGGGTGATCTTTTTGCGAGGTGGGGCAATAGCGGCAAGCCGTTTTTGTTTTGGAGTGTATTTGCTGTAAGGCATTAGGCTTTCCTCTTCGTAGTGCCGAACTTTTTACGAAATGCTTTTGTGTACTTGGATTCCTTAGTTTTTCTTCTAACTCCAGAGCTCTTATAATCGCTAGGGAAAACATATGCAGAGGAATCCTTTGAAGACTTTTTAGCATTTCGCTGTATTTCTTTTTTACGCTTGGCCTTATCAGCAGAACTAAGACCAGCTAAATATTTGGCAGGGATTTTACGCTTCTTTTTCTTTTTAGAAGCGGGAGCTTTTTCTATTTGCTTTCGCATTTGTCCCCGTGTCATCGCCATTATTTCATCATCTTAATAAGTTCCAAAAGGCTACCACTGTTTGTCAAACCAATGACCACCACAGCTCCGATCAACATCCATTTTGCTTGGAACACCGCCTTTTTAACTTCTTTCATATCGTCATGAAGTTCATCAACATGACGAACTAGGTGATCTTGTTTTGTTTTCCACTCGGTAAACTCAATTTCCAAGTCATGTACCCCACGGTCTGACATAAATTTCACCACGCTTTGCATGACCAATACCTTGCCGAGAATTTATCGGAAGCACTGGCACAGTTATGGCGAGCTCTAAAAGACTTACGCCTAGCAGGGATACTCTTTTTAATTTTCATATTAGGGTCGCCAAATCGCACCAACTTTACTTGGTCACCCTTTTTAGCCAATACCGCAGATTTTTTCTTAGCTCCAGGAGTACGTTTAGGTTTATTGTACCCACTGAACGTTTCCCCCCTGTAACTTAGTTTACCACTGGGGGAGCGTTTGACATTTTTAGTTGTAGCCATTCAAACGAACCCCTATTGAAGCTCGAAGGGCTCGCACGTTTCAACTCCTGTAATAGAGCTAAGTTTGCGAGCCATTCGAGTCTCCTTTAATTATAAAACACCGTCATAGCAGTAATATTGGTGAAAGCAGACACATAGATATCTGTTACACGAATACCCTCTGCAGGGATGTTTACTGAGTGTGAATCAGACGCAAGGAAATCTAAATCCAAAACGGTAGCCCCACCATTACCATCTGTGAAGGTAAGGCGAGGTGTGCCGCTTGCTGTTAGAACTTGTATCTGACGGATACGCGCAGGACCAACACCAGCGGAGCCCGTGCTAGTTAAACGCTTAGATTGTACATCAGATCCAGCCATGAGTTATACCCCTCTTAGCTATCAGCAAAAGGAGTAGCAATCGTGCCTGACCCAATTAACTGTCCTTGAACCATGTACTCGGCAGTAGCCAAAGCAGTAACTTCAATATAGCTGTTAGCAATACCACCTGTGGTAGTACCATTCATTGAAATAACGTCATTAGATGCCGCTGGAACAAATCGCTTATGTGTACTGTTGGTGATACCAACAGAAACAGAACCAACGAATTTGTCAGTACCATCTGTCTTAATATCAAGATCTGAAGCGGTTGTGCCGATAAAGAAACGGTAAACTGCACCGATTTCAGCAGAAGCGATTGAAGGTAGGGTAACTGCACCATCTGCATCATTGACTTCAATGACGCGTCCAGCGTGTGAGTTAAAAGTAAGAGTGGTCTCAGATGTAATGTTTACAACAGAATCAGAACCCGCAGTAATGAATCCGTTGTTAGAAACAACTGGACCGGAAAAAGTCGATTTAGCCATGTGAATCTCCTTGTCGTGGCTAGTGTCTGCTTACGCAGTCAAGGTTGATATTTCAACTATATCACAAAAAAGGGCGGCTGAAAAGCCGCCCTTTTGTTTTGATGAATTTTGTTTAGGCTCCAGGAGAACCAAACACACAACGTGGGTCGGAAACACCGAAGCTGTAACGCTCACGAGCTTTGTAACGAACATTGCCTGTTTCGAAATCGCCTTCCATGCTGTTTTGCATGGGAGTCCGAACAAAATGCTTGAAGCCGTTAGGCGCATCCGTTTTAATGAAGAACGCATCTGTATCGGTCAGGAAGTGGTTAACCACATAACCGTCAGGAAGCATACCCATGTTACGGATAGCATTGATGTCATTGTCTGCAGTCGCAGGACGCAGATTAGATGCCATCAAACGCTCGGCAACAAACTGGAGGTTTGTCGGAATAACCAACTTCATACCACGAAGTGCGATCTTAAGACCACGCTCGTCAATAAAGTTAGAAATGTCGATCAGTGACTGCTCAAGCGAAGTTTCGTTGAGGTCAGCCGCAGTTGACAGTTCATTCCGGAAGTTACCACCACCAACAGTCGGGTGGTCAGTAGCACACAATTCCTTACCATCGCCGATAGCAAAGTTACTATCAAACGCATTGTTAAGGATTGAGGCCGCTTTCACCTGTTTGGTGTTTGCCATAGAACGAGCCAGCGCACGAGTGTAACGCGAACTGAGGCGGTCATAAAGGTTATCCTCTACAGCTTCCTCAGTGATCGCAAACGCCAGTGCCACAGTTTCGTGTGTATAGCGAGCGGTAAATGCTTCGTTAGCTGAATCGTAACTAACAGCCGCACCTTCACCTTTTGTTGGAGCTTGACCGAAGCCAGCAAGCATTACCTCTTCTTCGAAAGCCCGATCTGAATTTTCGGTCTCAAAGATTTCAGCGTGCTCGTTGTCGTACCGATCGTACTCCATGCCGAACAGAGCATTAAGTCCAGGCTCTAGCTCTTTTAGCAGTTGTGCTCTTGAAATAGCCATCTACGAACCCTCCTTAGACGCCCGCACCAGTACCGTTAGCATTGTAACGATAGAAGTGATTGTTGAGTTGTACGATCGCTAGACGACCTGCCGCAGTCGCATCATCGTTTGAAGGAGAATCTTCAAAACCGATAATACGCAGATTCAGGGTGTTCGTCGTATTTGCTGTTGATACAGCTAGTTCAGCAGAAGACTTACCAGTCGTCGCATCACCAGATGTACCGCTTGCAAAATTAGCGTTCGCGTGAACAAGTGTGTCAGCCGCCGCCGCATCACAATTGATGAGGAAGAGCTGATCAGGGTGAGCCGTAATCACAGCAGTAGCTTCAGTTCCACTCTTTACAGAGGAAGTTCCTGGCCACTTATTAGTCCAAACGGGAGTACCGTCAAGACCAATGTAATTACAACCCATAAACGCACCGAGGAGGGGTACAGTACCACCAGCCGCCGCACCTACAATATCCACAAGACCATTGGCAAGAGGAATGACAGGAGTACCTTCATAAATCACAGAAGATGTACCAGCCGTTCCTGAAGTCTGGATTTTGAAGGTCATCAAGCCGTTGGTGTTAGCACCAGCCCCGAGCATTTTGTACGGACGTAGTCCGAAAGCAACATCATTATTTGCCATGCTTTAAGATCCTTCTTAGTTTTCGGAGCCACCTTTAGCCCCGAAGGTTACACGAGATTGCCTATCTGGTTTAAGGATAGGCATCGAACTATGCTCTTCCCGAAACAAATCATTATCAACAGCTTGCATTTGATCCGAAGTTTTACCACGGAAATATGCGTCACGCTCTTGTTTCGATTCAATAGGGAAACGAGCTAAAAGTAGACCACCCACTCCTATGACTCCCGCGTGTTTACCGTCTTGGACAGTAGGGGATTCAAAGTCGGGGTACTCATCAGCGCGAACTAAATCAAAGCCTTCGCGGAGGCGAGCTGAAAGGTTCTTTTTGTCATCCTGACCCATAACTGATTCACGGATCCAGCGATGAACAAAACCTTCCGGTGCTGGGGGTGCATCCAATGTGGATGGTGGTTGCCAAGGTTTGCGGCGTGAGTCTTTCTCACGAGTTTTTGCAGTGCGTGGGGTACGATCCATGATCTTGTCCTTCACGAGTTTAGGCGAGCAAGTTGCTTCGCGTATTGTTCATAACTTACACCAAGTTTATCAGCTATTGCAACCTGAGAAGGAGTGAGCTTGATTTTTTTGCTCTGAACCTTACCAGAAGAACGTGAAGCTGGGGCTACTGGTGACCTAGAATTTGAGTTGCTGGGTTTAGCTTCCCCGAATTTATGCGGAAACTCACTCCGCATACGACGATCCAACTCTTCATAATAGTCGTCACTATGTGGATCGAAGTATTCTGTTTCTACCAAACGCTTATGAATGCTAAATGCCGTTAGCGTCATAGGCTCATCTTGGCCAAACCACTCGTTACGCTCTGCCCATGCCCGTGCTTTAGGGTCTGGTTGGGCAGGGGGTTGTGACTGTGATTGAGGTTGATCTGTTTTTTCAGGTTGGGCTTTCCGCTGTTCAAACTCTTCTTTAGCAACAGTCAACCGCTCTGTTTCGATAGCAAGTTTGGCAAGTTGCTTTTGTGATTCTATCTGGCCTTCTACATCGCCAGAATTAATAGCGTTAGTGAGTTTGGATTTTAGAATTTCTTCTTGCGTATTTACACGCTGATCATATTCCGAGAGATAAGACTCATCAATTTGACTAGATCTAGTCTGTAGATCGTCCATTTGTTTTTGCACGGACTTAGCATAATCCGTAGCGGCTCTCTCACGACGTTCAGCCTCACGCATTTTATAAGTCAGCTTTTCAATGCGCTTTTTGACTTTGTCGCTATAACCTTCAAGTTCCTCCTCAGAAGTTTCATCTGATGCTACTTTTTCAGGCTCTTCAGTAGATTCTTCTGCAGTTTCTACTTGGTCTTCTTGCTCGAGCTCAACCTCAACGGCCTCATCGAGTTCTTCTGCTTTTTTAGCCTCGGGCATAACTTACTCCTGTTATGTGTGCAAGATGTCTTCTGGGTTATTTATAGTAGCCAGAATCTCATCATCGTTTAGAAGACGGACTTCACCGCCATCTATTTTAAAGCGACTTCCAGCATATCTACCAAAAATCACCCAATCACCTTCCTCGCACCATGCTCCTGTTTCCCCAAATTTATCAGGATCTCTGTACGCAAGCGGTCCAACTTTAAGCACATAGCCACATACTGTAGCCAATGCCTCACGCTCAACTGCTTGGTCTGGAAGGTATATGCCACCTTCAGTTTTCTTTTTGCCTCTGTAGGGCAAAATCAAAATACGCCAG